ACAGGAGCGAAAGGTTCCGCCCGGAAGCAAAGACTGTGCGACTTCAACCCCGGATAGCGTCAAAGCCCCTGCGCCGGTTGACGTAGCGGCTCCAGCGGCAAAGTGCCCCCCTGCCCTTCCTGTAATTACCATGTGCCCGGTGTTGGTTCCGCTCACCAGTGTTCCGGTGTCAACAACAAGTCTTGCAACCGTGGCCGTTACGCCGCCCTGAGTCAGGGTGTCGCCTTCTCCAAGAGAAACATTCGCGTTGGTAAAACTTATTTCTTCATTGAAAGTAATCTTTGCCCAACCGCTTGAAGAAGAGACGTACATCTCTGCCACCGTGTTGTCGGCCTTGTTTCTCCACGCATACAGATTGGAGTTGTAGTAGCAAAGCCCGAGAATTGATCCTGCCCCCGGTACAGCAGCAATGCTGGTTCTGTACTCGTCAGCCGCAAGCCCGGTGTAGGTGGCGTTCGTCAGTGGATCTGTGTCTGAACTTGTAACACTGGTGTTCGTTCCCTTCTGCGTCCCGCCAACAGAGACGCCCTCGGTACTGGTAAAAACCAGCGTGACGCGAGTAACGACAATGGTTGATCCGTTCACATAGATCACCTTGCCAGTAGCCCCTGAAGTCATGCCGGTGACGGTATCCCCCACTGCAATCGCTGCTGTCAGGTTGACAGTCAGGATGCGGTAAACAGCGTCCGAAGGCTTGGCATGACCGTCATACCTCTCATACCCTTCAATGCGCGAATAGCCACCGGTGATGGAACACTCGAAGTTATTGGCTCTGCGGCAGTGTCCGGTGGCAAGTGATAGCGTCGGCGTCAATTGATCCATCCCACCTTTGAGGGCGATGGTGTCGTACTTGACGGGCGGGAAGTTCATAACGCGATCCCACACAGAAACTCGCCATGAGTTTCAAGCAGTTTTTTGTGATCAATCATGGCTATAGCAGAGAGCCCCCGTAGTTCACATCGGGAAGCTGGTTGTCTTCCAGCTCGGCAAGGATTCGCTTGTAGTCGGCAAGTCCTGCGTTGTAGACTTCACCGGCACTCTCTTCCTGGCCATACATCATCTTTGCTCGGTGCATGATGATGTCGGTAAACTGCTCTGGCAAACCAGGAATGTCCGTATCGTTGACCAGGGCAGTAGCCGCCTTCTGATAGTCTCCAATGATGGTGTAGCTGGTGGCATCAGGCAGCGGACCCAGAGCCAAAGACATATCGGGCTTGACTGCGTAGACCACCGGACGCCCCTTCACTGTTCTTTGTGCGCCAAAGGTGTAGAGGTTCCTGAAGTCATCCCACAGCCATTCGCCCAACCACAGCTCTGTCGTGTAACCAATGCTGGTAACTCGTGAGCGCATGGTGTTTGCAGCCCACGAACTCTCGGAAGTTATCCACTCGCTGAAGTCGGTTGCGCCGCACTGTGCTGGTGTGTAGTCCTGCTGTGCGTTGACGGTAGCAAAAGAGAAAGAGGAGCGCATCCACTTCCAGTTGGTGTGTTTGCGCTGCACATCCATCCATGCGCGACTTACCCACTGTGCTATCTGCTTGTTCTTTCCCGTAACGCCTGCCAATGTCGTCAAGTCACTGGCAGTAACACCGCATTCAAGCCGGGTCTGATTGCAAATACTGAGGTAAGACGCCATGATTTAAGCCTCTGCGCGAATGCGTTTGAGCCAGTCCAGGTCTTTTGCCCGACCTTCAACCAGCTCGAACGGGTATCGTGAACCGATGGAGCGGACAATCCTTGCCGTGTCGTTGCCGTCATGGTCAACCGTTTTCACAGTCTTGACGCTAATAGGCTTTGCCCTGGCCAGAACCTCTGCCACCTTGCGCTTGACGGCGATCTCGATGCCCCTGGGCAGATGGTTGCCCCACTGAGGGTGCGATTGCTCGCCATTGACACAAACAGGAACACGCGGTTCAGCGTTGGGATCAGAAGTGTCATGAATGCGGATCTTGACCAGCTCTTCCATGAACTTCATCTTTGCGGCCCAGTCGTCCTTCTCTGTCGGTACGTCTGAAACCACTTGAATATCGGGCACATCGTCGTGCGTGAAGTCACCACTGCGCGGCATCGTGACGCCGGGAGCTTCTGGCCCCTGCAAATCATCCGTGTCAACTGCGTTGCGCCGTGTGTACTGTCGTGTTGCCATTTCTTGTTGCTCCAAAAAAGAAAAGCTCCCGAAGGAGCCATAAAAAATGGCGACCGAAGCCGCCATCTCAGGGTTGCAAGTTGTTTAGGCTTGCGCTTTCCAGTAGTGAACCTTGGAAGCCACCACAACGCCCAGGGTGGCGTTTTGCGTCACGCGGAATCCGCCAGTAACGGGAGTGATCCCGCCGTTTGTGGTTTCCAGCGAACGGGTTCCGTTGAGCACCGTCTTGACGCAGGTGTTGTCGGCCATGCCCTCGTACCATTCGACCTTGATCGAGTCGGTCATGTCTTCCCAGACGACATACTTGGGCTTGAAACCGCAGGCCACTTCGATGTAGTCTGCTGCTGTCAGGCCGGTTGCGCCCAGGGTGTTCTTGCCGACGGCAAAAGCAGGAGTGCCCTGCGATGCGGTGTAGACCAGAGTTTGGTCAGCGATATTGCGTGCCATGATGTATTTCCTTAAAAAAGATGATTAGTAGAGAGTTGACAGATTGCTTGCCAATGGGAAGGCAGCTTTCGGAATGACCGTAGCCACGAGAGCGACAGAGCCAATGGTTACAGCCCCGCCCGATTCGTTCTGGTATCGAACCGTCACCGTATCCGCCGCCGAGACGTAAGCGGAAAAGGTGATTCCAGCCAGATCGCCCGCCTGTGCAGCCATTGCGAAGTCGCCCAGTACCGCACCTGTCACGGTGATGGTCTTGTTCTCTCCAACACCATCGGCACCATCGGCATAGTCGAACGTGGTCGCAGCATTCAGGACGCCGGGAATGTCGTAGATGGCCGCTGCCATGCCCGTCATAAGAACCGGAATCACGCGCACGCGAATCGTCGTCGAGGCCAGGTCGATAGTCCCGACTGTCTCGTTCTGAAAGCGCACATCAACCAGTCCCGATGCCTGCACATACCCAGTCACCATGATCCCTTGCAGATCAATCGGAACGGATACCAGCACATAGTTGCCTAGGGCTGCGCCCGGAACAATGATGCCTGCCTTGGTTGCGCCAGCGCCGTCCACCAGTGAAGCCAGGTCATAGGTAGCTGTGCCGTGCAACATGCCAATGCTGGCAGTTGGGTTGGACGCAGGAAGAACCACAACCCGGATCGTTGTCGATGCCAGATCCAGCGTGCCAGTCGATTCGTTTTGAATGCGAACCGAGACAACATCGTTCTTCGATACCCATGCCGTCGTCGTGATCGAGTTCAGCGAGACTCCGAACGAATGAGACACAACGAAGTCGCCCATCACAGCGCCAGGACAAGGCACAGTGGTTGTAACGCCTGCGCCGTCGAGCAGCGAAGCAGCGTCATAAACCGCAGAGCCGTACAGCAGTTTGCCGCGAGCTTGGGTCATGTCGTCAAGAATCGAGGTCAATACTTTGCGCATTGCCTCGGCGTCACGGTGATTCGCCATCGAATTCGTCCGCTGTTTGATTGATTCAGTCATGTAGTTTCTCCAAGTGCTGCAGGGTGCTCCGGGACCAACCGGAGCCGTCCTGCAACGGGTTTAGATTGCTGTGGTTAAGTCAGCGATCAGGTCAAGTTGGGCGTACCGCACTCAACCACGGCCAAACGACCCTGGTTAAGAATGTCGGCTGCGTAGTACCACTTGGCACCCACATAGCCGCGCTGGCCGCCCGGATCGGACTTGTCGCGCTGGCTCGGCGGCAGATACCACGCATCCCAGTTCTCGACGCCGCCCAGGTGAACCTGACCAACGGCTTCTTCAGCCATCATGATCAGCGGGTAAACGTCAATGCTGGTTCCCTGAGTGGAAGTCATGCCGGTAGCGCCTACGGCAGCGCCGGTATCGGGGTAGCCCGCCAGTTCCGGCGACAGCACGAAGCGGTAACGCTCACAGGAGCCAATCTCCATCTCGTGAATCGGCTTGCGCTGCGCGTAGTTGGCGATGTCCTTGAAGTTGGGCAAGTCACGAATGGCTGGCTCAAGATCGGTATGACAGAACACAACAAACGCCGCCTCAATCGGAGCAGTGGCAAAGTTGGTCGAAGGCACCAGGACCTTTGTCACCGGCATCGCGTGATTGCTGAGCAGGGTTTTTGCCACTTTGCGCAGCATGTTGATGGTCACAGTGTTTGCCACCGTGGAACGGCCAGAGCCGCCCGAGTAGTAGACAGTGGTTCCCGCCTTGTACGCGCCGTAGCGAACCATCTCGCCAATGAGGCCCATGCGCTGACCAGTCTGACGCTTGGCTTCATCTGGAATGACATCGCCATCTTCGTGCATGTCAACCGTCTGATCCGTCACGCAGTACAGCACCAGGTACTGAACCAGCGTCAGCGTGAAGTCGGTCGGGGTCAGGGTGTCAGAAGTCGGCGTAACGCCTTCAACTGCGGTCTGACTGGAGGCGAAAGTCGCCACGTTGGATGCGGTGATCCACTGGTTATCCACGCCACCATAGGGCAACCAACGGCGGAATTTGACGTTGTTGCTCTTGTTCTTCGGAATGGTCTTGTCTTTGTCCACGCCAACGAGGGACAGGACTTCCAGGGGAGCTGCGTGAGAAAGAATGTCGCCCTTGAGTGTTCCAACTCGTTGGGTGATATTGCTATAGGTTCCTACTGCCATGATAAATACTCCAAATGATTACCGCCCTCGACTTCGCTTGAATGCGTCTTCGGCGGCTTGCTGCTCTGTGATAACGCTTCTCGCCGCCACTGAGCCGCTAGGCTGTATGGCATTGATCAGTCGTTGCTTGTTTTGCGTCTGCTTCTTGGCGATTGCTGCTTGAGCTTCCTGAAAACTTTTGACTGAATTTACAATATCAAATGCGTTGTTTGACGAATTGATCTTGTTTTGATAGTCAAACGGTTGTGTCGCCAGCCAGTCCCGGTAAGGTGTCTTGGGTATGACGCCATTCACAGGCACTCCGACAATCTCAGTCCATCCAGGGTTAAGCCCGTCGAGCAGTTCCTGATGAATCGCTACCCGCTCTTTGGATACCTTCTCCGTCACCAGCGTATTGACTAGTTCGTCAACAGCAGCCGGATCGAAAGATGACCCCCTCAGATTGATGCGCTTCAGCACGTTGTTCAGCGCCGATTTCGTCATGCCTGCGAGTTCGGGGAATTCCCCGTTCATCTCAGCCAAGTCCTCATCGGTGACTGTTACTGCTTCGCCTTTCGGCGTGTCCTGCTGCATACGGTTGAATGCTGCTTTGAGCGATCCAATGTTGCCTGCCAAGTTGTCGATCTGCTTGCGATAGCCTTCCTTCATGGAAGGAATCTCGCCCAATAGCTCAGAGATTTCCTCCTCTGTGCGTCCGAACATCCGAGGCTTTTCGGGTTCGGGTTCGGGTTCTACCGTTACTGGATGCTCGATTACTACCGGCTCATCACTTCTTGCATTTGCGAAGGCAGCAGCCGCGGCCGTTGCTTCATCAATCTCAGTAGTGACTTCGGTTGTTTCCTCGCTCATTTAGTTACTCCAAAAAACAAAAAACCACCCGAAGGTGGCTGGACAAGCGGAGCAGCAAACGATTACTCGTTGCCGTTTTCCGCAACATTTGTCGGCTCGGGTTGCCCCAATCCAACGAAACTCTTGAAAGCGGCTATGCGTCCCCGTAGCCGCGCTGTTTCCAGTTCTGTCAGTGAAGCGTTGTCGTTCTTGCGGCGACACTCTTCAAGTGATTCATTCATGTGATCGACCAGTTTCAGCCAAAGGGCTGATTGCGCTTCAATCGGCGTTAACTTCATTGCTCGAAAGAGCGCCCTGGCGCTGCTCTGCCTGCTGGCTCAACAATGGGCGCGATCACCGGCTTGGCTACCGGATTTCTGTGCTTGTGAATGTCTATCGCGTGCGAGCCAACGGCAAGATCCTTGGTGACGTTTAATTTCATAGATGTGGAAGCGAGCATGGCCTTGATGTCGTTGAGACTGATCTCGCGCTGTGCGCCTTCTTTCATGGACTCGATGCGTTCCTGTATCTGGAAGGCCATCATCTCGATCTGTCTGTCTTTCTCGGCCTCACTCGCCTCGAAAGCCTGCTGATTCATGGCAAGATGGGCGTCCGCTGCTGCGTGATCTGCCTCTTCCTTGGCTTGCAGCGTCTCAACGTCAACCCTGCCCTTGGCAATGATCTGTGCCGCCGTGATGCGCGGATCAACTGGGGGTTGCTTCTGCGCCAGTTCAGCCTTGCGCTCTGGCGTCAGCTTCAGTCTGTCAGGATTGATGCGCTTGCTCTTGAGCAGTTCTTCCATGTACAGGATCGGATCAATCTCGAAGGACGGATTCATCACAAACTGCGCCAGGCTGATCAAGAATTGATCCTGACTTGCTCTTTCCATCAGTGCGCTCGATCCCCTTGCATGGATATTGAAGTCTCCCTTGGCAGATTCATCTTCGCCGTGGATCAGCAGATATTCGTAATAGCGCTTGATCTGCGGCTCGGTAAATTGATCGTCCAACATGCGA